AGTGGCTTCTGGAGCCTCCTGCGCGCTCTCAGACCTATATCCGGCAGCCGGTGCAGATGCAACAAGCCGTGACTCATATCCGAGAGGTACAACCTTTGTTACCTCGTATGTTCTGTTTCCGTCTGTGAACTTATCGCCCACTTTAAGATTTTTAGGGATCATAGTGTTCTCCTTGAAAATCAGCAGGGCGCATCCAACCCGGACACGCCCCACCGTTTACTTATACTCAGCTAAGAGTAGTACCTACGCTTGCGCCTCCAAGTATTACGTGTCTCCAGTTGTTAGCACCGATAGACATTCTTGCGCGGCCATTGTAGATCAGGTTGCGGCTGTGGATATCAACCTCATTCTTCATGTCAAGACCGATTCTGTCATAGAATACAGTACCGTTGTAAGCCTTGTTAGCTTCGTCAGACATAAGGATGTAAGGAGCAGAGCCATCAGCAGCCTGCCAAAGAGGATCTACAACAAGAGTCCATTTACCCTTCTGGGTGTTGATATCGTTGTTGTTGGAAGCAATTATCTGATCTGATGCAATCAGTCTCTTAATTGTTTCCTCTAACTGCCAGCAGTTTCCGGGAATAATGATCTTGTTGAATGCGTAGCCGGTTACATATCCGGACTCACTCAGGAAGTTACGACCGATAGATGCAAGTCTGATAAGTATTTCAGCGCTGAAAGCGTTAGTGAATACGTTAGACTGTGCAGGCACATTCTTCTTAACTCCGGTATGGTTGGTAGCGAACAGACCAACACCATCACCGGTAGCACGATCAAGACCGGTCTTAGATCCGTAAGAGAAGGTAGCGCCTTCTGCGGAAATGAATGCCGTAGCGAGTTCGCAACGTGATCTCTTGTAAGCGTTCACAAAGTTAGTTGCAGCAGCCTTGATAGTATCAGTAGCATCATCCTCTACCATTTCAGCAGTGATATGAAGCTCTTTCATGAACTGGCTGTGGATAATCAGCTTAGGAGTACCTTCCTGAACATCATCAAGAGGAGCAGTGTCGCCTTCGGGAACGATCTCGAAGTTTGCAAGAGCAGTAACAGAAGTCTGCTTCTCAGCGTACTTGTTTGACTTCTTCTCGATAGCGATATCGCCTACGAGCTTGTCATATTCAGTTTTCTCAGAATCAGCGTCCTTAAGGACAGCATTTACAACCTGGGCTGTGGGCTTCCAGAAATCATCATTAAGCCCGCTGTTTTTGGAAATTACAATAGCCATGATCTTATCCTCCTTAGTCGAACTTAACAATTACAGTGCTTCCGGAAGTAGAACCGGTAGCCTCGATAACAGTTGCAACACCGCTTGTAGTGGTAGCAGTTACCTGTGCAGCGTCAGATGCGATAGTAACCTTAGTACCAACAGTAAGAGTACCAGCGGTTGAAAGAGTAGTTACATACTCCTGATCGGGATAAATCGGCTCAACTGTTACAGTGTCAGCAGTAGTCTTAGTTCCTTTCTCAGCGATAATGTGAGTAGGCTTGGTAGTGCCTGTTGCCTTTGTTACAACTCCGCCTACGATAACAGCAGCTTCACCTACATTGTAGGTAGCTGCGGCTGCCGGAAGCTGCTTGCGGATAGGGGTATTGGCCTTATCCATCTTAAATAATCCGAACATAATAGTTTCCTCCTTAGAGAGTGTCGTTATACAGTTTCTTGAGTTCTTCCGCTGATTTCTCAGGGAAGTATGCTTTCCAGCGCGCAAGCTCTGACTGAGGGATATCAACACTGTTATCCTGAACGGCAACGCCATTTACGGGGTTCAAGTGTGATTTTCCTTTAGCCTGATTGATTGCGGCCTGCTGTATGGCGGCTTGCTGTGAGCTATTTACCTGACCGAAATTAACGATCTTGTAAGCATCAACAAGGCTCATCTGTCTTTCCATGCTCAACCGGATAACGTCTGGTGGAACGGTCTCCAATGAAACGATAGAAGGATCAATTCTGCCAAGCTCTGCTACATCTGCGTTTATCTGGTTGATAGTAGCTTGCTGCTGTGCCTGTGCCATTACAGCCTGTGCCTGACGTACTGCGGGGTTATTAGCTATGAAACTGTCAAGTAAGTTGGGATCAACACCACTCTGCTTGAGCTGTTCCTTTGCCTTTAATTCCTCTTGTGCGTCAAGCGCTGCGAGATAGTCTCGCTCTGAACGAATAGGCTCTCCGGTCTTTGGGTTGACAAGATTCCCGAAACGCCTTGCATATTCAGCGTCTCTTGCTTTCATTTCAGCCTCAGCCTTCCTTCGGGCTGCCGCTGCGATAGCGTTCACATCAACCTGTGGTTCCGTTGCCTGATCTTCCGACTCTTGCGGTTCGGCGGGTTCCGCATCTTCTACGCCTTGAGTGTCAACCTCTGTTTCAGTAGTATCTACGTCAACTGCGGTTTCCTCAGTAGTTGTAAGATTTTCCATTCCGTCCATTTCTTTCCTCCTGCCATTTTTACGCGTTTGGCTTGCGACTTGAGTTTTTATATATTAAAAAAGCGCTTCTGCGGGATCCCCACTGAAACGCTCTTTTTACTCAACTGTGAAGGGAAGCTCTGTCCTAACTTCTTCGTCAAGCTCTTTATTGAATTGTTTGCACTTCTTATTCCTACAAGAGTATCTAAGCACTCTATACAGCTTGCCTTCCTCTTGTGAATAAACAATATGCTGTGCGGTTATGACCGCCTCAACATTACATACCGGGCATACCACCTTGCGCACCTCCCATCTGTTGCATCATCATCTGCTGTTGTGCCATCTGCTCTTGCTGTTCCTGTTCTGCAAGACGCTGTTCAATGACACCCTTTATCTCTGCTGCATGAGGATAGTCGTTACGCTCCTGCTCAAGCCAGTACAGATATGCGGTCCTTAAATCACCGATCTGTCCGAATGCTCCGCTTTGGAGTTTCATATCGGCCTGATTCCACATAGCCTCTCTGTTGACCATAAGCGTTGATGTAGGATCGGTCTCGAAAATAAATTCGTCATTCCAGTATGGTTCCCCTGCATCATCTATCTTCAAGAAGTCTTTTCTATTAAAGTGTGCATAGTTGATACTTCCGTCTGAGTTCTGCGAGATAACCGGTACGGGCTGGTCTGCATAAGCTAAAGCAAACTTGAACATCATTTCATAGAGCTTTGCGTATGCCGCATTCTTCATTACACGCTTTGATTCAAGTCTTCCTGCAACCTGATTGATTGAATACTGCTTTGCAGTTCCCGAAAGGGCTGAGCTATCGTATTTACCCTGGAATGAATCGGTTATACCAAGTGTTGACTTAGCCCACTGGTAGTTTTCCTCAAGTGATACTCTATCCTGTGAGCAATCAACCTGAGCGTTAAGTATGTCTATCTGTGCTTTCTGAGCCGGATCTTTAACACGGATAACCTTGTACTGCTCGTCTGTCAGCTCAACGCCCAAACCTTCGGGCAATACCATGAATGAACCGGCCATAAGTAGCTTTTCATTTATCTGTGAGCCCAGCTTCTTGACTGTCTCCTGCTGGTCTCTTATGGCGTTTACGTCACTAAGACCAAGTAAATGACGGTCTTTTGAGATATTCTTCCGCAAGATAAGAGGATATCCGGAGGGCTTGTAATACTCCATATCAACCTCTTTTTCTTCCTGCGTCTCTATATTCTGTCCTGTAATGGGATCAATCACTATCTGTGTGCGGGATATTTTTATCTTTTCAGTAGAGTCTGTTTCCTTCTTCCACTTCTTTGAACCGCACTCACACTGTTCCTCACGGCCCATACGGGGCTTTCCGCACTTTTCGCATACTTCTATCTGTCTGGCTTGATAGTCTTCCATATCCTCAAGTGTGACATCACCACACCAGCGATATATACCTATCCCGCCATCCTTGTTCTTGTAATATGCAGTGATAACAGTGACAAGATCATCAGAAGTTGATCCGTCTCTTATCTCCGCATCCGTCTCATCTTCCATTGAAACGTCTTTTCCGAACCGCAATTTGACGTATTCTTTAGTCTGTGACGTTCTTGTGAAGATATAGTCCATCTTGTCTACGTCAACAACACCCGGCTGAGGTATAACATTCCTCGGATGAACGGTAGAAACCGCTATATCACCAATAGTACAGTGATATCCTTTGGTGTTATCCCACTCTATGAGAAAAAAATCACCGCCCTGAACCGGTACGATACGCTCTTGAAGGTCGTTCATGGTCTTAAAACCGAGTGTTCTAACCTCATTTTCAAGGAATTTCTCTATTCTGTTAGCTAGTTCCTCGTCTTCTTCGTGAACTGCCGTTACTTTCGGCATGGGAACAGACGTATCAACCTGAGATTCTATAAGCTCATAGACGATATTGCGGACATTTATAGCCTGCTTAGGGGCAATAGACCGCTTGTTGGGACCATATACAGACTTTGAACCCTCATAATAGTCCTCATTTATGCTCATATCCCTTAAAACATCATCATACTTAGACTTTGCATCCTCGTATTTGCTTTTCCATCTCTTTAATTCCTTGTTTTCTTCGGGGTTCTTGATCTTCTCCATTGTCCTTCTTAGCCAGTTCATAGCCTCGGCTCTCCTAATTGAGCTATCATCAGTTCCTTTATCTCAGGTGTAGCGTGTTTGTAGTCTTCTATCAGATCAATGCTCCACCGCTTTGTTTTCGCCTTGTTCTTATCTGCGAGTGGTGCTCTCGTCCACCATATACAGAAACACCGCAGACTATCTACATCATGCGTCAAGTCGTGCGGTTGCTTTGCGTAAACCTTCGGTTTGTTTTTGTCTTTTTGTATTTTCTGCAAACAACAAATAAGGTTAGGGCAAGTGTCCTTCAAAAAGGTAAGTGCTGGCTTGCTTCCGTCTTCCGGAACCCTCAACCACTCCTTCATAGCCATACAGCCATTGAAAAGGTCATTACTTGTCTTCGTAAGGACTATTCCGTGTTCTGAGAAGATATGTGCTACTGATTTGCCGGTTTCCTGTCTTCTGTTCCATAAATCAGGCGGGGCAAGGTAGCTTTCTATGTATTCATCAGAACTAATACGTGTTATTGCTTCCGCTGCCTGCGCTATCGTCATATCCGGGCTGTCATATTCTCGGTAGACTTGAGCATATCCCTTAAGGTCAATGGCTATCCAGTGTACCGACAACATATCAAGTCCGTAGTCAATAGACACATACCGTCTTAGTTTTCCTTCAAGCGGTTCGTAAACCTCATGGGTATCACGTCTCACTTCCGGGAAATAAGCGCCACCTGGTACGGTAAGCGCTTCCTCAATAGTGGCGGGGTACTCTGCTGTGATTAGATCACCTAAAGCACGTTTTGTACGCTCGTACCACTCTTTATCCCTTCGTGGATCTGCGTTCCACGGAATGAATATCTTGTTAAAACCGTTATCGGGATCGGTAAACAGTTCTTCAAAGAGTGAACCTCTTTCAATCGTACTGAGTCCGATAACTTTACCGCCTTGTGGTCTGTTGATCGTAGGGAAACCGCCCTGCCATATCTCTCTTGCGAACTGCTGGAAAGCCCATTCATCAAAGATGATAAGGTTTGCAGTGAACGAACGACCAACGCCCGGTGAAGACGGGAATGCCTGAAACTTGCTTTCCTGCCCGTTAGGGAACTTTATCTTTAAGGTGAGTGCAGTGCTTTCAAAGATTGCACCCTTCCAGTTAAGCGGTAAGTAGTCTTTATCCGCTATCAGCTCCGGCATATAGGTAAATATAACCTTTAACCTACGCACAAGCTCTTTTGCTTCTTCTTCCGTTCTGGAAAGACCGATTACTGTCTTGCCGGGGCTTATCAAAGTGTGTGCAGCTACGTGAAGCACCAGCCATGAGAAACCAAGCTGTCTTGCTTTCAAGATAACATTCCATCTGTGAGACATGATGCTCCGTAGAGCCTCTCTCTGTGCATCCCACATTTTGAACGGCTGTATCAGATCCTCTGCATCCTTATCCTCAATATGCCCGTATTCATCTATGAAATACTCTATGTTTGTTCGACAGTATTCAATTTCCTTTTCTCGTAAGAATTGTAGGTCTGCCATTTCACCATTATTTTGAGATAGCGTTAATGATCTGCTGACCTTTTGGAGTTCCCTGTAAGAGGTTGACTACCATATCGCCATACAGTCCACGGAAACCATTTGTCCTCTTTTGCAGATCCGGAGCGCTATCGCCCAACATCAACTGTATGTTGTTGTCTACCTCGTATTCCTGAGCATTCTTCAAGAGATTGAGCATCTGTGTTATGTCGTCTCTGTTCGCCTGAGTATTGGCTGCTTGATTAAGGTCATTAAGATATCCTCTATCATTAAACTGTTCGGCTATATCGCCATATTCCAGTGGGGCATTACCATATCCGTAAAGAGGGTTGCCCTTAATGTTGGGGTTCGCATTTCCTGAATCACGCCCTGCCATTAGCCAGTTCATAGCATAAAGGTCATGTAATGTGGGCTGAGAATCAACGTATGCGCCAGTGTTCTCCGGTAGTGCCGGTAGTATTGGATTTTGATTTGCCATAATCTTTACCTCTTTTGACCATCAGAAAAGGCGCTATGCCGGGGAGAACATAACGCCTATCCAATAGCCTGTGTTTGTAGAAAGGAGGTCGTCTCAATGGGAAAAGCGATAAAGCCATTGAGGAGTATGAGTTAAGTTCAAGCTGTTGGAGCAGCCTAAACCATGCAAAGCATCTTCCACTTAAGGAATGTTCTGTATGGATAAAATAGTGGGTGTTACCTTAAACCATTTTGGATATAAAATTTTCTGAGGGGCTATAGAGTTCCTTCCCGGGGGACCAGTCGATTTTGATCCTGGGGGTGGGGAGGGGTATGGGGTAGGGTAGGGGGTACACTTCTATAAAAACAAGAGAAAAAAATAAAGAATACCACCACTATATATTGTGTCTTATAGGTCTGTTATACTCTCACACCCTCTTGATCTATCCCGATCCACTATATCTTGTTGTCGATCCTATCCAACCATACAAGGAACTATCCGATAAATCAGTATTTTGCGGATAGTTTATCCTGTTAGTCTCTTTTGCAGTTTATCCATTAAAGATCTGTCTTCCTCTGTGATGATATCCGCTGATATATCTACCTGATCTTTAGGCTTATATCCGGCTGTATCTCTTACAAACTCAGCGGCTTTATGATTACCAGCCATAGCTTGTTGGATCATCTTAGCGATCATCACAGCCCCACTAGATTTATCATCACCTATTAACTGTATACTATCTCCTAGAATCTCTTGTATACTAGTCTCGGTTAGTTCTACCTCTAGCATATTTTTAGCGATATCATTTAGAGTACGTTTGATCCGGATATTATCTTGAGTATGAGTGCCACCTATAGATGATATTTTTTTATGGTCTTCTTTTGATAGCTTATCGAATGTAATTAGATTTAGTTTTGATATCTCATTACCATAATACCAACTATGTCTATCTGGAATGTATTTTGCTTTTTTCCCGTCTTCAGTATATCCGGAAATAGTTTGGTCATCTTCAGATAGTACACATGAGTATATTTTGATATCCTTTACATGATCATAGCAACAACCAGTATTATCTATGATCGGATGATTATCTGTATTCAATTCATTGATATCATCGTATAAGCTCATATTTTCCCAATAAAAAAGGACCTGATATTTTCGGATCCCGTCATATCAAATCATAGTATTATCTACTCTATCAGAGTACCACAAGATATTGTACCTGTAAAGCCTTATTTTACGCTATTTTTCTATATATTGTGGGTAAATATCTACTCACTATTATATATCTATAATCGCGGACCGTGTCGCATGCATTCCAGGAACTCGCCGCGCTGCCTTCTATAGAAGAAACACGGCCAGCAATAACACGGGTCGTCACATTGCACAAAACAACGCTGCTACATTTGGTGACATTTTACAATTGACCGATAACACGGGTCGTGTTAAAGTGGTATCAGATCAAACAAACAAGCCCGCAACACAAGCCCACTAAACCGGCGGCCGGATATCAATACAGCTACAGTCACCGGATGAAAAGCAAGAAAGCGGTACACCTACATAACACGAGTCGTGTTAGTAAAGAGAAAAGGAGACAAAAACATGAAAGCAAACACCGTATCAATCAGCACTGGAAACCGCAAAATGGGCGCAATTCCTAGCGTATCACTTCCGCCTATCATCACATGCAAGAACTGCAGCACATGCGCAAAAAAATGCTACGCTGCTAAGCTTTGCAAGATCTACCCCACTGTTAAGGCTGCATATGATAGGAACCTTGAAATCCTGAAAGCCGACCGCGATAGCTATTTCACACAAGTGAAAGCTGCCGCAATGGTATCTAGATACTTCCGGTTTCATGTATCCGGCGACATTATCGACGTTGACTACCTGGATCGCATGGTAAAGATGGCTCGTGAGCTTAAGGGAACTGAGTTCCTGGCATTCACTAAGAACTACGCCGACGTTAACGAATACTTCAAGGACCACAAGAAACCGCGCAACCTCCACTTGATCATGAGTTTACCGTTTACCGGCGCAACTATAGACAACCCGCACAACCTACCGACCGCGGCCGTGATCATGAAAGGCACTGAACCCCAGGACGACTGGAAAGTATGCGGTGGAAACTGTACAGAATGCGCATGCAAAGGTGTCGGATGTTGGGAACTCAAAAAGGGCGAGACGATCGCATTCTATGAGCACTAAGCAAACAAGCCCCGCCGGGCGGGCATAAAAGCCCGGCAGCAACCACTAACAAGCAACCGAAAGGAAAGGAAAAAGTCATGAGTAGAACTGATATCAATGAAACTGTAAAAGAGATCCGCGAGCTTAAGAGAATGCGCGAGGAACTGGACGCCGAAATAGCAGCCGCTGAAGATCTGATCAAGGCCGAAATGAACCGCACAAGCAATTACACGATCACCGGCGATGACTACAAGGTCACATGGAACGAAGTCACAAGCAGCCGCGTTGATACTACAGCCCTAAAGAAAGCGCTGCCGGATGTAGTCGCAAAATTCACTAAGACCACAACCACACGCCGTTTCTGTATCGCATAACCACTATCCCGCCCGGCGGACGATATGCCGGCCCGACACCGGCGGCGGGATCTTCCCGGAAGGGACCACAAACAAAAGAAGGGAGAACGCAACAAATGAAAACATACACAATAATGAACGCTGAAGGCAGCCGAACCTGGATATATGACACTAACAGCCGCGCACAAGTACAAACAGCCGCCACACTTAGCAGGATTGCGAAAAACACGGAAGTGATGATCCTATCGGGATACACGGTTATATACTACAAGCCCGCCGGATCTGGACCGGAAGTCAATGTATACGGGCTGTAGGCCGATGATAACACGAGTCGTGATATTGCACAAAACAGATCCCGAACTTTTAGCCACTTTTACCGATTGACGCATGACACGGGTCGTGTTACGATAAGCTCACAAACAAACAAGCGGCGCCGGATCACCGGCGGAAAGGAAAGGCAACCACATGAACATAAAAGAATTGATGATCGAACTTGACACCGTAAACAGAAACCTGGACCGGATCGCAAATGATCCCGAATACATCAAACAGAAGGCCGATGAGATCTACCAGGGCAAGAGCTACAGAACAGATCCGGCAGCAATACAGGCCATAGTCAATGAGTGCTTAGCATAAGGGAGGTTGAAGATATGAAAATACTGTTAGCGTCTGATTTCTACTATGAATACGAGCTTTACGAGACAAGCGATCCGGAGGCCCTGAAGACATGGATACGCGACATGATGAACGGCCGGTTCTCAAAGATGGACGAAGCAAAACACAAACTGTTAGGAACCCAGGACGACATGGATGCGGACGAAGCACAAGCAGCAGCCGATGAGATCATCTACGATGGCGATATGTACGAGGATTAAGGAGGATTAAACAATGAAGAGCTACGAAGATATGGAAAACCTATTAAGGATGTACTTAAGAAAGTACTTCAGCACCACCGCTGAGGGATGGGAACAGAGAGCAGACACACTGAGATACGTGATGGAAATCCCTCAAAACGAATTCGAAAAGATATGGATGGAAGAATACGAAGAGATTGAAAGCTATAACAGGATGGTGGAAAGCATGCAACAGAGTAGAAAGAGTTCCATGGGCCAGACGAATACACAAAGGAGGGATAAACGATGACAGAACAGGAGAAAAAAGCGATCTTAGAGATCCAGAACAATTACGAGTATCACTGGAATCAGGGTGATTACGAGCAGTGTAAAGCAATGGTAGGTGTTTTGTGTATTCTGAATAAGCACCTGACCGGGCATACCGGATGGCAGATCCGGTTTGATGGCAGCAAGGCCGATGAGCTGGTAAACGTACTAGCATACTAATCAAGGGAGGATAAAACAATGGGATGGACATCATGTCACGCAACAAACTACAAGAACGGTAAAGTTGACCGCAAAGCTGAGATGGATAAGCTTTTCACCTGGTCAAACGATCATATCGCAATGAAGGTATTAAAAAGCTCAATGGTATCGACAATCTACTATGCAGCAGTTGAAGAGATCCGGGACGGTGAAAGAACAGTTTTTGCCGCCGTATGTATCACCGGCGGAGCTGATAGATATGATCCCTACTTCAACTTCTCATACAAGGATATGGACGAGACAATGGGGCCGGGATATTATGATTGCCCCAAAGGCATTCTGGATCTTCTCACACCTACCGACAGCGAATACGCAAACGAATGGCGCCGTAAATGCCGGGAGGCAAGAGAAAACAAAAAGACCGTAGTTCACAAAAAGAGCGTATATGTAAAGGCTAAGGCCCTGATCGACATGAACTGCGCTAATGCCGGAGATATCGTACACTTCATCAAGACCAGATCCGGCTGGACTTTACAGAATGACCGGATCGGCAGGACTTTCCGCGCTACAGCGAATAACATCCGAAATGATCGTTGTTTTGAAGTTTTAGAGCAGATTTGATTGATAAATACAAGAGTCGTGTTATAATACACTTGTTGGGAGGATAATAAGATGGCACAATCTGAAGCGCATATAAGAGCCACGCGGAGATATGAAGAAAAAGCCTACTGGAGCCCTACTCTTCATCTTCCGAAAGAGTTCAAGGATAAAATCCAGGCATCTGGACAAAGCTCTAATTCCTTTATCCGCGAGGCAATAGAATTAAAATTCGAATCTATGGACAAAAAATGATATAATGCATAACATCCGCTGGGGCTAATGTTTGTTTGATCGCAATTCCTTTTCTCTAGCGGTGTTGAAGGGCCCCCTGTCGCTTCCACTTCAGAGGGCTCTTTTTTTATACCTTTTCAAGGTGTCTGTATATCGTATCCAGGTTCTTTTTTGCGGTCAATGGCTTGATTCCCGCTTGTTTTGCGAATTCTTCCGCCTTCATTCCGTTACAGACCATACACTTTACCAAGTATCTCTGATATGGCCTTAAGGCGTTAAACAGCTCGTCTCCGGCATTTATCATGATCTCAAGCTGCCGGATCTGTTCTCTTGCGGAGACTATCTTTATCGCGTATCGCTCAACTTTAGATGGTTTCGGGTTACTAAAAGGCACGCTGCCGACTTTATCCGGATCGAAGTTAGGCGTTATCTTTGTGGCCCTAGTGGTCAATACTTCTATCTGTTCCAAAAGACCGTCACGCCTTGCCTTAAAGGGATAATAGTTCTTGAATATACGCTCCGCATCTGCTCTCTCCATACGATACCTCCCTAAACGCTCTGAATGGCCTTAAAATCGACTTTTAGTTTCAAGCCGTTATCTTCTTCAACAAGCGTGTAATTATGCTTTCCAAGCTCAATACCGCAATCTCTGGCGGCATATACGCATACCATCATCCCGGATCTGTCAACGCACAAACTATAATCACCATCATTTGACGGAATAAGTATAAGCTGCTTGTTGTTTTTGTCGATAAAGATATCCGTTGCTACCGCTCCGGTCTTGTCCTCTATGGTCCGCCTAACACGCGCCGGAAGTCTGATATATCCCTTCTTGTAGAATGTCACGTATGATTGTTTTCTTGCGTTATTGTATAGCTTCTCCATTATCTCCCCTCCTGATAATCTTTAGCAGTGTATGTATGATCTCCGATATGGCCCAGCTCAAACGTGGTATCAAGCATTATCTTGAACCCTTTGCGTCTGCATCTCAGGAAGAAACTGAAATCCTCTCCCAGCCCGCCAAACGGCTCAAACGGATTGACCTTTAGCGGGGCCAGTGCTTTTAACACTTTGTTGCGTATCAGACAAAAGCCCAGCCCGGCACCGGCAACCTCCATGTATGGCTCAATATGGTCTATGTGTTCCAACACCGGCTCACGGAATAATGTTTTCGGTTTCACTGTCTTGTATGCTATCGGCTGCGTGTGTCCTGGATGCCTGCCGTAGTACAATCCGCTTACAATGTCCGTGTTATGTGCTACAAGTTTGTCGAACCCTTCCAGCGGAAATACTATGTCACTGTCAAGGAATAATAGGTCTGCTCCCTGAGTGAGTGCGTAGTTCACGATTTTAGCTCTCGCATCATAGACCAACGAACCCTCTATATAGTGCGGTAAAACGTCTTTGCGGTTAAGCAATACATTGTCTATGCTTCCGACTACTCTAACCGGTATCGCTCCGGTAGTTGGTACGCCTATAACGATCATTTGTCCTCACTTTCCTGCGGTTCAACGGGTTCGCCTATCAGCACTCGTCCGTCAATTTCAAGATATTCAATGTCATATCCGTCATATATGGTTTTGCCAATTCTTAAGTCTCCATTTTGACAATACTCATAATTCCTAACTGTTTTTTCAAACTCACCATACGAATACTTGCAAAACGCACATTGTCCATTGATTACTTCACTATCTTTAGGCGCAACATAGTTATTATATGGGCATTGACTATTATCATCGCACCACCAAAATTCACTATGATAAGGTCTTGTATATCTTTCTTGCCATGTACAGTATGGAATACTGTATCTACATTTAATATGTGCCATTTACACCTCACTTTCCTGCGGCTCAACCATTCTCGCATGGCATGACGGACAACGGTTACATAAACGCTGACCTAAACTTATATAAATGCATACAGGTTTTTTGCATTCTGAACAGGAAAAAATACTTTCCCAAATATTAGATACGTGAATAGGAATCCAATGCCCTACCCTCGATTCTTGTGGCTCTACCCTTACATACTTCTGTCCATTTATGTCCTCGGTTACTGATATGTTCATACTCCCTCACTTTCATGTGGTTTTCTTTCCTCAAAATGCTCATAGATATGGTCTCCGTGTTTACAAAGGATGTCATTCAAGTCAATCAAAATCTCCTCTATCACTTTTAACTGTGCGTTGATTTTATCTTGTTCCTGCATCAACAGCCTTTTTTGTGCATTAAAATGCAAGTATTCTTGTGTGACCTTGTAATACATTCCGTCTTGGCTCATTCCTTATCCTCACTTTCTGCCACAACCTTAAATCTTGTGGCATCGCAATATGTGCTATTTCCACAATCATCAACTAAAATAAGCGATCCATCTTCGCCAACAAAAAATTGGTCTATATCCATCCACATTAAACCGCCTTTTTTTGCTATATTATCTACCACCTTACTTGTTGGCTCTTTGCCCGTCTTGGTATCTATAACCTTAAATGTCATGTTTCCTCACTTTCCGTATCTGCTTCTATGATTGTTGGTGCATCATTTACTACATTCATAGCAGTTTCAAACCCTAATCTTGTATATACACTTGTTTTCTCGCAATCGTCATGATAATACTGCATCTTTTTATTGGCTTTATCTGCATCAATCAATCTTCCATGCCCTTTAGGAAGTGGTGTGCCGTTGTGTATGGCTTGCCATTCTTCACTAAACCATTTTTTCCCATTTTTCCAATCACGACCTTGAATATCCTTGTACTTTTCTTCAGATATTCTAATTACCAATTCTATATCTGACATATTCATACCTCGCTTTCCTGTGGCTCACCTATCAAGGAATATAACTGACTTCTCACAACGCTTATCTGTCCGTCAATATATCCTTTTAGTCTCTGCTCCCTATCTCCCTTAAACCATTTTTTCTTAAATGTGCTTAATGTTTTTCTGTATCTCTCCTCTGATGAGTCACCACTCTGCCACCACTCTAAATCATGTAACACATCACATAAATCGTTTATAAGGTCATTCATTTCAGCGTCATACATTCTGTTTCCACATTCGTCTAATAATCTGCTGTATATGTAACTATAACTTCCACCACTCATAATCATTCCTCACTTTCCTGTGGCTCAAACATACGGCAACCGCAATTAGGGCAATAATGAAATTTCTCTATGTTTTCATCAGCCCATATTACAAAACCGCAATTATCACACTCCCAATCTTCGTGTGGTTCTTCGTCTATACCTATCCAATGCCCTGTCTTTGGTTCTTGCGGATTGACAGATGGTAACTCTCCTATATACTCGTCTATTACCTCAACCGCTTCTCTTACATCGTTATACAGATATTGTGAAAGATATTTCGCTATATAGTCTTGTACCGCCTGTCGGCTTATCAAATCACCGCTTGGTTTCACATACTCCAAGATGCCTGCATCTGCGCAAAGCCTTACTATATCAGGCTTTCTTTCAACTTCGCTATTAGATACGTTGATGTTTAGATATTTTATTCCGCTTTTCTCGGTTTCTTCTGTCTTTACGATTTCAACTCCCACTTCGTTCATACTTCCTCACTCTCCCTATACTTGTCGATAATTTCAATCGCCTGTATTATGGCATTGTTATAAGCTTCAGCTCTATCTTCGTCAGTCATACTCTTTTCTTCGTCGCCATATTGCAAGTCCCATATCTCTGCCCTTATGCTATCCAACTTCTCAATCAAATCATCATTTTCAGATGCAAGGTCAAGGGCTATACCATTCATCTTGTCAAGGTCTTTTATGGCTTGAATTGCAGTCTTGATCGCATTGTACTCACTTCCCGTGTGGCTCTTATCCATCTTCATCCTCTGCAATTCGTTGATTGCAGTCTCCTGCTCTTTTGTCATATCTCCCCTCCGTTTTCCTTTGCATCTTCCCATATCTTGTCGAATGTTCCCTTTGGCTGAATCGTCTGTCCGTGATAGCCGTTCCATATCTCATACTCGCTATCTGATTTGTAGTATTTGCAATCATCCCGATACACGATACACGGCTTGTGGTATTCGTTCTCGTTCCGATAGATGCATGTGTCACACAGCTTTTTCTCTGGGATGTAGTTATCGCACATCAAGCTGCACATATCTTCCAGTGAACCAACCTTAAATTCTGCTCCCATATCATTCCTCCGGCATAAACAACTCGCCATGGTCTTCGCATACTGGATCGAATAAATGTATCTCCTTGATATGCTCGATATCTCTGACGCATAAATGAATATATCCCTGTCGATGAAGGTCTTTTTTGATTACCAGCCTTCCCTTTGCGCCGTGGTCCTGGTCGTTTCCGTAAAGGTCAACGATGTCATGGGCGAAAGCTAATCCCCTCTTACAGAACTCGCATTCTTCACAAGTAGGCTCAAAAGGTATCTCATCGTCATCGTGATGATACAGACCAGCTTGTTCTGTTCTGTACTCCCAAGCCAAATCGCGCTTGTATTCTTCTTCATCCTCGTAATATGTGCTGTGTACGCTCAATCTCTGTTTCTCCTTTCGTACCAATCTTCTCCGCCATCACGTAACCAGTCTTGCATCTGCCTATCTGATTCACGGATGTATTCAAGCTCACGCTCTAAATCATCCTGCCAGTCATAGTCCGTTTCGGTTTCGTCAAAGTCCCACTCAAGCTCTGCTCCGCAGTCCGGACATTCTTCGTCTACTCCGTACTGATCCATCCTTACCATTTCGTGACACACGGGACAAAAACCGATATACTGTTCAAATGGCTTTTCTTCCATTGTCTTTTTATAGATTGATTCAACCTTCATACCTTATATCTCAACTTTCTCTCTACGGCTTCCTGATGCGCTTCCTGCCAGTCGTTCTGATATGGCTTGTGATAGAAGAATGACCAGGAATGTATGCTTGTATTCTTCATGGCTTCCTTTGTTTCATCCCAAGGGATATACGTCTTGTCTGTCAGTCCCTTAGTGATGCGATCATGTTCGCTTATTGTTCTAACCTTCTTCCCTCGTATCATGCCTTTGTTCTTCCTTTCGAATATCAAATACGCTGCAAGTTTCAGAAACATAAGCGTCAATTATGCGATCAAACAATTTCTCGCATACTTCTCTTGCGGCCTCATAAACAAACGTATGATCGTCAGCGATAATTTTTAATACCGGGCTTCCCTTTATAGTGCTTACACACATTTTTGAAAAACAATCAAAGTTTATGGCGACCTTTTTCTCTTTATCAATTACAATCATTTATTATTCCTCCCCGTTACACCGGTAACACCGTGGTAACACCTATTGTGTTACCCGATATTCCGCGTGGTTGACACGTTTCTTTGATGTGGTAACACGGTAACACCTATTTTTTATCTCTCACGCGCGAGGCCTTGTGGGTATGTTCGATATACCCTCTCACGCTCTTATAGAGTCGCAATCTGTGGTGTTACCAGGTGTTACGTGTTACCTATTTGAATGGCAATTCTTCGTGATCCGAATCGGCCAAAGCCCCTAAAATGGCGGTTTCTTCGGCATTATATGTAGTCTTTAATATCACCGCCCGGACCGGTTTTCCCAAAAACTTGACTAACTTTTTGTTTTTACCGCAAGAGTCGCATTCAATGAGATTATTCTTCTTCGCCCAGCTCAGGAATGATTTACCTTGAAAGCCGCCCTGCTTCATAATTTTGTTGAAGACAGATCCGATTATTACTACGGTGAAATCATCCTTCCAGAATCCCCACTGTTCCGTGTTAGCGTCACAACCTCCATCAAACCTAAATGAGTTCGCAAGGATCATGTCCATAAGATAGTCATAGGCGTTACTTTCTTCCGATACCTCACCTTTATTCCGGAGATAATCAATCGCCTGGTCTATGTCTATCCGAACTCCGTCACAAAAAAGAAACTTCTCTGACAGATAATCTGCTGCAAGTATCAAGGCCATAGGCACAACTTGTTTGTCTTCCTTCTCAACTCCCTTGTTTGCGGCTGCTTCCTTGACCTTCTCGTAATACTCGTTGTAGACCTGATTGATACCATCAAAGCCCATGTTTGAAAGCTGGAATATGAACTCGTCACCGGCAAAACCATAGTTTTCCTCAATGATCTTCACTGTTTTGTTTCCTGATCTTCCGTCAAACAGTGCCTCTCCGCTGGCCTCAATGTCTATAACTCTGTTGATTGCTCCGCCTTGCGTTGATTCGTCTACTAAAGAACGCTCTCCGTTAGTGATAGTGCAGTTTCGCCATGATGTGAGCTTGTTAAGTCCTAAGTCCTTGTTTGAACGGTCCCTTCCTTTACCGGCACACCAACGATAGATAAGCTCTGAGAAGTCTTCATCATACTGATTTTTGACTTGCGCCATATCATCAAGCGTCATAGGCAGGCTGTTTAGGATGTTCAGTCTCATTTCCATAGCGGTACTTGTGGCCTTTGCGTCTGTGATGTACTTGCCTTCTCCGGGATCAGCCCAAACAGAAGTACAAATCTTAAGAATTACTGACTTGCCTATACCGGTCCCGCCCCACAAACTGACTATGAACGGCAACGCTCCGCAGGGTTCTACAAGAACTGATGCAAAAGAAGCTGCAAGGTTTATCAATACTTCCGGCTGCCTTTTAGCTCTGATTTCTTTTAAGAGCTTGTACCACTTCTCTCTGCTTCCGTGTGGCTTAATGGAATCAAACAATGCTTTCACGTTCAGCTCGTTATCGAATACCACCTCCGCCTGATATGGAAGAAACTGTCTAACTCTATTTCCGTCTTGATCTACTCCCTCTACCCAGCCTAAGCGACTTGTTGATATCTGCTCCTTGATAAGATCCGGGTTCAATGCCTCTAAATCTGAAAGGTATTTCACTAAGAGTGGTGCTGTTAGGCTTGTCACCTGAATACCATCATTAGCAAGTTGAAGTATCTTGCTCGGTGTGGCTATCACTTCTCTAGTGGCATATATGCTCTGCACTCTGCCTCTAACCTTGAATACGATTTCAACTTTGTACTTGCCCGTCTCAGCGTTCTTAAGGATCTTGTCTATGTATATTGGATGTGAACATACAATAGTTAGTCCTCTATCTGTGTGAAGCCTTATTCCTTCGTCGTCACATACCCACTCTCCGCATTTGAACTGGCCATCGGCTTGATCTCTTAAGGAAAAGTTGGTCTCATTAGCTCCGATAAAGCTGGAACTGTTTGCAAGTTCTTCCTTCTTGTATCTGGCATAGTCTCTCTGTATTGCCTTTAAGGAAGTATCAAACTGCTGTGTGCAGGCTAACTTTTTAGCTCTTGTCCTTATCTTCCCTACAACTAGCTGCCGGTCAAGGTCGTCAGGGATAGACATGATCTCGTCATATATGTCACGTTCCATAAAGGAATCTGCTGTTAATTCTTCGGGATAATCTATAAACATCCCCCTCGTTCACCTCGTTTCCGTTAATGTATTTTTCTTCAAACTGAAAGCTCAGGTATGGCAGCTTGTTCAACAGGTAACACCACTCGTCTGAATATGGTTCGTACACTTTGTTTGCGTTCTCGCATATAATCAGTGCCCTTGTTAGTGTCCGGTAGAAGTCCTTTTCTTTTTGCTTCTCCCTCTCCATCATTCGCTTATGCGCTTCTCGCTTTGATATGGCCCCTATGCGCTCATTTTGTGACATGTGGCAGTATGTACCGCCTAGACTCATAAACGCTTCCTTAAAGGAACAGTTATCCAATTTCTGCGTGAGCGAAAATATATCTCCGCTAAACCCGCAACTAAAACACTTAACAGTCTTGTCATAAATCGCCATGCTCGGGTTAAGGTCCTTATGAAACGGACAGCTACACATATTGCGCTTGATCTTAACACCGTGTTCCTGTAATACATCCCTGACCGATACCCTTTCTTTTATTTCTTCACTCGTCATTTGATAACAACTCCCTGATCCGCGCGCCTGTCTCGTTCTTCTCGCAGAATGTGACATCCATATCGTATTTGTCACACATGGTTTTAAGTATCTTGTAGAGTTTTCTTCCGTCTGTTGCTCTAGGGCTTTCCTTTAGGCGTGGGTTCTCCCACCATTGGATATCCTCAAGTGTTTTGAATCCGTGACCGTGTTCTATAAGAACGATCACCTTTACGCCTATGTCATTAGCCCTTACTATCTCGTCACGGAAACGCTCATGCTCCTTTGTTGTGCTGCCTACGTTGCTGCATATCTCAGATAGGTTCTGCTTCCGGTCAACAACAACATCCGGTTTTTTAGGGTTCATATAATCGCCAACATAGAGCTTTGAGTGATAAAACTTCACGTCATGATCCTTAAAGTCCTTAAGTATCTTCTGTATGGCGCGCGGTTTTTCTCTTGTGTCTATCTGAATAATCATGTGAACGGTACGGCTTCCTCGTCTCCTGCTGGTACATCCGGAATCTCAGGGATCTGAATATCTCCACTGCTTATCACATCAAAATCAGTTATCATCAGATAGGGGAACTTCCTCTTCGGATCATCCTTTGCTGTATCAAAAGAGAAAAAAGCGTTATTGATCTTGATAACAGCGCCATTGTTTACGCTCACATCCTTCTTGAAACGTACTGTCTGATAGCAGTTATCCCATGATCCGTCCTGGTTTTTGCGGGATATGGTGTATGAATATCTAGGGTACTGGCCCTCGTCATTCCGCCATATCTTCAAGCCTTTATCATCAGTGGTTACTTTAAGTCCCATTACTTAGCCTCCTTTGTAGGTGTCACGTTCAGGTTCTTCATAACCTTCACATAGTCTTCCTGAGTCGCTTCCTCCAGGTGTTTCTTCTTAATGAAGTCAAGGATCTTACTCTCACTTACACCGGTTCGATCCAGTTCCTTATAGATTGCGTTGAGCTGCTGAGCTGATACGGTATCATGAGGTTCATCCTCGTCCTTGCCATGCTTGTTGGTTGCGTCTGCATCCTTCTCGTTGTCTATGCAGAATAGTCCTGCAAGCGCATATTTCCTTGCGTAACTGAGTGCGGCTCCGGAAACCTGCGCTTCATCCATACCCTTTTTACTCTCTGTCTCTCGCGCCATAGCGCTTGAAACTAAGCATCCTCCGTTCTCGTAGTCAAACAGCTTAGCGGTAGCCTGGATATATACGCGGTTTTCTACTGATTCAAGGTTCGAGTCCAGCTTTACAACACACTTGTACTTACTACATAATGGCTTCACTGCTTTTAGAATGTCCTCGCAGGACCGGTATGTATAACCGCCAAAATCATTCTTGTTCCCTTTAGGAACGAACAGTTCTTCCTGAATCTGTGCCAACTTCTGATACACTTTAAGGCACTGCTCTAATTCCTTATCAATCGTTTTGCTCTCAGGCATTTTCTAGTTCCTCCTTCTTTGCTTGATACTTCTCCGGTTCAAGGTCTCTTAGGACCAAGTAAATACACTCGTCATTGGCTGTGTAAAGCGTCTTTGTCATACTGCTTAACCTTGCGCAGTCGAGGATCGCATTCACTAACGTCTCGTACTTTGCTTGATAATATTCATCGCTCATACATTCTTGCCTCCACGTAACTCTCAACACTGTGTCTGTACTTCTTCAAACAATGCTCACATATAATCGTTCCGTATATCTCGTAGTAGTAGTCGTCTGCTGTGATACTTCTCAAACATTCTTCGCATACTGGACAGTTCTGTTCGTATGTGTCTTGCCTGTTCATTTCTGATGCCAGGGCTTCCATTACTGCGTCTCTCATGTCATTTCCTCGTCTAGCTTGTTTCCGGTATAAATCAGGACTATTCCTAAAATGACCATAACTATTGGTGCAAACAATGAGGGGCTATCCATCCCGCCTGCTCCGAAAAAGAACACAATTACACCTGCAAACATCATCACCTTTGCTAATATCTTCATGCTGTCTTCTCCAACTTCTCTAATGCGGTTCTCAAAATATCCAGGAACCCGTCAATGTGTCTGTTGCGTTCAATAAGCTGGTCAACCTCTCTCTGTAACCTATTGAGTACAAGATCCCTGCTTTCCTCATTTGAAAGAACCGTAACAATGTTCTGATATACCGCCTTCCTGTCTGATGCGATATTCAATACGGCAGGAACACTAGTCTTTTCTTTGTTGCTGTCCTCTACTACGATCTGTAAACAGTTGATAATATGTCTCGACTGCTCAAGTCTGTATGCCTCCGCTGCTATTGAATCATCCCATTCAAACATTTGATGTGTAGGTGCATCTTCCGGTCTTGATTCTTCCAGAAATGACTCTTTTGTTACTTCTCCGTCTCTTTCTTCTATCTGCTCTACTACTCCACCAACAACATCTGCGCTTGTCTGATACGCAAAACCGTCTTTCCACTTATAACTTTTAGGTTGAAATACCATTGTTTTTACCTCTCTTTCTTAATCTGCTCACCACGCCTATCCGCGACTTGCCATACCATACAGAACCTCGCCTTGACACGCCTGCCATAACAAGCCGGACCTCGCCTTACCTAAACTTGACTTACCACACCATGACCAAACTTGCCCCGGCTTGCCTGCCGAACCTAACCACACCATGACGCACCACAGCTCGCCCCTCCACACCTGACCGTGCCTTGCCTGCCTTAGCCAACCTCTATGTGATACTTTCCGAAGCTACCGTCCTTTTCAGGTCTCCACTCACCGATTCCGCAGGTGTAACCACCGCAATTAAGAACATTGATAATCTGCTCCATACTCAAGTCACCGGATGCGTTATATTCCAAAATCAGATCCATATACCAGTTCTTGAACTCGCCTCTATATCGCAGGTCTGCACTTCCCATACCGATACGGACCATATCCTCACGGATTTCAGGAATAGAACCTTTTATCTCTGCCATATCTCCGTATTCTGTCTGCAAGAAATACGAACCTCTAAGCTGCATCTGATTCTTTACCCAACCAAGCCGATATGCGGATGCGTTGCCCGCCTGCTTGATTGCTCCAACCGGAAATCCCCACTTTGCTCCTTCACTCACGGCTTTCTCAAACGCTTCAACGGTTGATTCTTCCGGCTTCCCTTCAAGCCAATAGAGTGATTGGATAAAATCGTCATACGGATCACGAACTTCTTTTGCCTTTGTCTTTGTCACTTTCATTTGAGCGTCAAGCATCATCTTTTTTGCTTTCTCACTCCATGCGTGAACAATAAGTGGTGTATCTCCGACAATCTTTATCTTTGCTCTCTGTATCTCCAGAGGTTTAATCTGTACTACTTCTGCGTCTTTCTTTGCTCCCATACTGTTCTCCTTTCTAAATCACCCAACACCTGGGATGTACTTGATATATGCGACACCACCGGTCCGAGCCATAAATGCTTTACATGCTTCCAACGTGGGGAAATATATGTCTACCACTCTGCCCTCATGGATCGCATCAGTGCCACCCTGATCGTTTCCTTCAAATAAATCTATGAAGTCCCCCTCGACCGTATAAAGGTATGCACAATCTCCTAAATGTTCTTTTGAAACCGCCATACATCCGTAATGAACCGGAACCCCCGTAGCTGTATGCGTTCCACAGCAATAAGCTGTTACTTTTATCTTTTGGAAACCTTGCGCCTCCCAATCGATTGACTCTTGATGCGGTTCGTGACGTTCAGCTCCCTGAGATATCAGCAATACGGCAACTAACAATACCAGCACTGTTCCGCGTTTCATCTCTTACCTCCGACTGTGATATCAAGCACATCTGCTAGAGCTGCGGCTACGAACTTACCTTTTCGATCATCATTAGATAGGTAGTTATATATGGTCTGTTTTGAGTAGCCAGTCATTCTGCTCATGTCTGCGACTGTAAAATCGTTCTTGAGCATCATCTGTTTGATAATCTTCTTTAGCCGCTTGCTGTCTTCCTTATTGAGAACTATTGAATACATCCGGTTATGTCCCTTCCCAGCATCGTCATTATCGTTGCGTATGCTTCAAGTGATAGCGTGTGTTCCTCAAGCATCTTTGATACGGCTGGCTGTGATACGCCTAACTCAGCAGCTATATGCTTCTGACGGATCTTCTGCTTCTTCATTTCCAGAAGAATGAAGTCATACGTCTTATCTATTCGCTTGTCCGTATCGTTGAGATATACTTTCGGCATAGCCACTCTCCGTTGATTGCGTAACTTATAAGGTTACTCATTTGGCAAAAAAAATAGGCACAGGATCTTCAATGTGAAGATACTCGATCATCTTCTCTATTTCATCTGATCCGAAAACCTTGCGGGCCATCTTATTGTAAAAGGTTTTTGGAGTAATTCCGATGTATCTCGCAACCTGTTCCTGCGTCTTTTCGTTCTCCACGATAATACCCTTTAACTTGTTGGTGTCTACCATATATAGCAACCTCCTTCCTACATATTGTGGTCTTGCGTAACTTCACAAGATACTCTTATTATATCCCCTTTTTGTAACTTGTCAAGTTATTTTTTTCTTGTTTTGTAACTTTTTTTAGAATATAATGAAATTGCTTGAAGGGAGGTGATTTTATGACAATAGGTTATAGAATAAGAAACCTTAGAGAGACTTTAGGCTTATCTCAGATAGATGTCGCTAACACTATCGGAGTATCAAAACAAACACTATATAAGTATGAGCATGATATTGTTTCCAACATACCATCAGATAAAATAGAGTCACTTGCTCGTAAACTGAACACAACGCCCGCTTATCTTATGGGATGGGAAGATGAAGACGGAGAGCTTACTTTATTAGGTAGAGTCGGAACTTCTTATATCAAAGGTAACTTTCTATCAACTGTGACTGAGGATGAAATAGAGATCCTTGCCAGACTGCGCTCTATTCCGGAGAAGGACAAGGCCAGAGTGCTTGACTTGTTGGATAGCTATTATCAGGAATATAAGGACAAGAAAAAAGAATCTTCACTCGCGTAAAATAATGAACATAACAAAACTAAAAAGCGGATCATATCAAATAAGAGAAATGGTAAACGGCCGGAGATATTCTGTCACCGTTCCGTATAAGCCAACCAAACGTGAAGCAACGGAGCTTATCAATGAGAAGATAGATAATACTCCGCTTGTAAATATGCCATTCAGTAAGGCAGCGCAAAAGTATATCAACTCAAAGTCAAACATTCTCTCACCGTCTACGATCCGGGAATATACCAGGACGGCCAACAACCTTCCGGAATACTTTAAGGATATGGATATAAGCAAGATAGACGATTACGAACTACAAAAATTTGTAAATACCTATTCCCTCGATCATTCTCCTAAGACAGTACGCAACGTCTATAGCTTCATACGCGCCGTTATCCGGCTTTTCAATCCGAAGGCTAATATCTCAGCGACCTTACCGCAAAAGCGCCATACGGAACACTACACACCCACTATCGAGGACGTAAAAAGAATACTGGAATACTCTAAGGGAAGTGATTATTACATTCCCTTATACCTTGCTACGCTATCGCTACGCTGCTCTGAAATATGCGCGCTGACAATAGATGATCTTAACGGAGATACTATCTCAATTACTAAAGCGCGTGTACGCGGTGAAAATGGATATGTCCTTAAGGACTGGCCAAAGACAGACGCTTCCTATAGGACTGTTGTTATTCCAAAACACCTGTCAAAAACAATCAGGAAGAAAGGCTATATATTTAACTACTTGCCTAACCAGTTAGACAAATATCTTAGTAGAGTGCAAAAAAAGTTAGGGATTCCGCATTTTGGAATACACCGGCTGCGCCACTTCTTTGCTTCCTATAGTCACGAACTCGGCTATAGTGATGCTGTCATTCAATCTATGGGCGGATGGAATACTCCGGACGTCATGCGATCCATTTACAGACACGCTATGAATGAGAATCAATCTAAAAAATCAATCGCTAAAGATTTCAATTTTTAATGCCCTATAAAATAACGCTTATCATTTATTGTAGCAAATTCGTAGCAAATTTCTTCCAAAAAACGTATAAAATTGAGTTATTTTTATAACCCGCGGTTATATTCTAAACATAAGAAAAAGTCAGTAAAATCAACACTTTTCGCGTGTTTGCTGATTTACTGGCTTCCCTGAAAAAATCGGGGTGACAGGATTCGAACATATATCCTTTATTCTAAAAGTACAGTAAAATCAATGGTTTCACGTGTTTCACATGAAACGTAGCAAATTCATAGCAAATTCTTTACAAAAAAAGGGACACGCTTTCGCGCATCCCCTTATTTGATATTTAGTTTTTGTGTGCTTCCATAAGCTGACGGATAAGCTCACGTTCCTTATCGGATTTAGCTTCACGCATCATGCGTTCGTAGTCCTCGTCTCTGGAATATCCTCTGTCATAAGAGCGATCATAAGAGTCGTAGGATCCATTATTGCTTTCATCGTAAGACTCATATCCGTAGCCACGGCTGGCATATCTACCCATGCTGTCACGCCTTGCATTTCTGCCGCGTCCTCTTGCGTAAGACATTTCATCATCATAAGACATACTGCGTCTCTCGGAATATCCTTCTTCTTCCTCGCGCTTCATAGCACAAATAATCGAGATATCCTTGATATTATCCAGCACTTTATATGTGACTTCAAGCGACTGCATATCGAGACTGCCTTTATCGACTGTTTCCCGGATCTCTTTTTCAAGCATCCGCTCCAGGTCCTTGTATAACTGTTTATCCATGATTTCACCTCCTTATGCAACACGGATTGCAGATATTGATGCCCCACGCCTCACAAGAATAGACGGTGTAGGCTCAACAGCTGCATCATCTTCTGTACCGTCAACATATGCTCCCGATACAGAAACGCAACAACCGCAAGGTACATTGATAGGAATACTCGTACTGATATGTCCGTATTCCTCTACCGCCTGTGGCGTGAGTATGGCTACACTATCCGGAACAACAACCCCATTGATGGTTATTCCCAGAGCGATTGCTGTGAGATCACCACCGGTGGGGACAGCAATGTTTCCCTGTAATGTAACCTCATACCTTGCGAATTTGTTACAAGTGTTGCCTTTTAAGGTAAGAACCCCTGTTGTAAGTGGAATAACATTCCCGGTGTTACAAGGGATAGATACAATATCAAATGGAATCGTGCCATTTAAGGCTACATTCTGATCCGTTGATGTAATATACCTTGCCATAACAACACCTCCTTAATCAGTTGATGAATCCGTTATTTCCACATCCACAACCGCAACCGTTGTTGTTGCACTGGAAAATCGGGGTGCGCCCGTATACCGGAGTGCTTGGCACTGGACAAGAATTGAGCCTATTATAGAGCTGGTCAACTTCATCACTGAATCCCTGCTGGATAAATGCGTTCTGTGCGGTCTGGCTTTCCCTAAGAGCAGCCATATTAAGCTGTGAACGAAGGTTATCATTTTCACGCTTAAAGCCATCCAGTTCGAGCTGGCAAAGTTTGTCAAGCACAGCCTGAGTGTTCCTTGCCTGAGCGTCAATGATATCCCTTGTGTTCTGCATAGACTGTGTACGGTCTGCGCAATTCTCTGTAGCAACCGTGTACTTAAGATCAGCGATACCGGCTCTGTTTTCACAGCAGCAGTTCTGTAATGCGCTCTGAATACCGAACATCTGATTCATATTAGCCATCTGTCTTGCGTTCTCGGATATCTCAGCCTGCGCAAAGCCATTGGCGATATTAGAGTTTACTCCGGCAAAGCCACCGCAAAGCGCGGTCTGAACATCACCAAAGCCACTTGTTACGCTGTTCTGCAAAGAAGCGATTGCCTGATTAGTAGCTGCGTTCTGGAAGCCACTTGTTGTGATATCTGCCTGATTCATCCAGGGATAAAGCATAGCTCCGTCTGCTGCGAAGCCACCCATACCACCGAAGCCACCGAAGCCGCCCCAGCCGTTGCCGGCGATCAGAAGTAAAAGGATGATCCAGGCCCAGTTACCTCCGCCAAAACAATCCATCCCGCCATATCCGCCACCGTAAGGCGCAACGGGCATAACCATGTTGTTACCATTCTGTGTTTCCATAGAATTATTCCTCCTATAAATTTTTGTAGGTTAGCGACTGCCTTCCGGAATTGACAGCCGGTTATATAAAGCTGGCCTGCTTTATTTCATGTTGAAGATCTGCTGTATCTGCGGATTGTTCCGCATCTGCATAACCTGATTTACCCGCGCTTGTGATACCTGACCGGTATTAAGTAAGTGCTGTATAATATCGTTCGGATTGTTCATTCCTTGTGGAACATTAAATTTTGCTTCCATAAGGGCCTGCGCCGGGTTCTGCATAAACCGTTGATAGAGTGCTAATATGTTATTCATCTACTACCACCTCTTTTTTAACTGTCCTTTTAGGCTTCTCTAATGCCTCAAGACGCGCCCTGAGTTCGTCTATTTCGGCTTGTAATTCGTTCAGTGTATTCTCGTTAGCCTGCGCACTTAAATGCTCGTTCTGTGGCTCTACAGACGCTTCCTTTTCGTATCTGTACTTCTCGAAAATCGGTCGGTCAAACTGAGATAAGCCCATAGTTTTTGTGTAAATATACGGAGCGTTCTCATTCTTGAATGTCATACTCACGCCCGGAGCAATCGGATAATTCCTTGCTTCATCTTCACTGCGCACATTGACTATGCTGCTTGTGTTCTGAATAGGCATAACCGGGGCTTGTTGCATCTGTTGAACATACGGATTGAAATACTGCGGATAGTTAGGCATTGTTAGACCTCCTTATAGAAGTAGTACGCCGGGACTTCATTTGAGCTATCCCATGCGTCATAAATGTCACCGTCAATAACAGCGACTACATGAGTGCCGGTACAGACTACATATCTTCCGTTAGGATGATCGCTTGCAAAATCTCTGATCGTATAACAGTCCGGGCAAGTGTTAGGAATAGACTCGCGCCTATATCCAAGCGACTGTAAGTAAGATGCCCATACTGCGTTACCGTTAGGCAGCTCAGACATTACAAGCCCTCTAAGACATAATTCGACATACGCCTTTTCCCATGTTGAATCCGTGATTATTGCTATCGCTCTAATCACGCAATCGCCTGTTCGTTTTTCGTCTGGGTTTGGATTTGTGAAGATATACATAGTCTCAACCTCTGTAAGACCATGCTATAAGAATGAATGGATGCTTAGAATTTCATAAACATATCATTTTTGCATCATTTTTGAACATAAAAAAAGAGCGCAACCATAAGGCTACGCTCTAAGATGCTTATACAATATAGAAGTAAGTCTATAAACGATACGCTGTACTTGAATGACTGACAGATCAAATTCTTCTGCTAAAGGTTCAAAACATATACCATCAATAAATCTGCGTTTCATTATTGCCCTGTCACGTTCTGAATGGATATATTCGTCTATTACAGCTTCTATTTTGCTATTTGGGGTATCTATTAGATCATGTTTCATTTATTCCTACTTCTCGTTCGAGTGTTACTACTTCGGCCGTTATTGGATCCGCGGACTTTAACCACTCCGTCTCCGCCACACTCTTTACATTTTGCATATCCGTCCGGGACTCTACGCGCCCTACTCCGTGTATGCGTCACTGTCTGTCTCGCTGCCATACTGGTCACCTCCTACATAAGTGATATCACTTCCGTTATCCGCATTCTGTTCTACCTGAGTGGTATCAACAACGGTCCACTGCGACTCATAATAGATCCACCCGGCATTAGTGCCGAGTAGAGCTATTAAGAGAATCACGATTACTATAAAAGAACGCTTGTTTGCTTTATCAGCGTGTAACAATGCGCTTTCTACGGTCCACTGCATTAGATTATCCATACTTATTTTCTCCATGTTCCATTGGAATACTTGAGCGGTTTATAGTTATTGGGATAGTATGCCCTCAAAAGTGCGGCGGCTTCATCCTCGTTATATCCCATTGAGTTAAGATAGCTCGTCCATTCGTCTTTCTTGTGTTTTCCGTTTCCATCTGCATCTATTGAAGACCAGGTCTGCAAGAAGTCTGTTGCCGTTAACCCTGGGAAAACAGCGCTTGCTTTTGCGTATGCAGCATCCGGAGAACTAACCTTTATACTACTTGACTTTATCTGTGACAGAACGTCACTATTACTATTCTCGTTGTAAATTGGGATGAGGTTTCCGTTTGCATCTCGTTGTCCTTGAGGTTGATATGCGGGATCTAATGTGGTTATCTCATTCGTCTTTCCTGAATTGCGCTTAAAGTCGTTCCATTGTTTCTCGGAATCACGAATGTCGTTCTTTTTTATGTATGCCCTATACTCCTTGTATGTATCAAGGTCTCCGCTTTCGTATGCCTGAACGGCTGATTGACTGGTATAAACCGTATCCATACCAGCATCAGTAAAGGCATTGTTGTAATCTGCGATTGCCTGTAAACCTTCTGCACCGCCTTGTTTCCATGCGTCTCTATTGCCAGCATTATCATTAAGCCCAAGCTCGGCTAATGAATCTCCATAGCCCTCGTAGATTGACATATCTTCGCCCGCATCTAACAAACTCTTGTATGCGTCTTTTTCTATACCATACTTGTTATGCTCCGCAAGGATATCCTCAACAACCGCATTGATCTTGTCTGCTTCTGTACCCTCGGTATTCTCATAAACCTTATGCCATGTGTTGGTGAGTTCCATTTCAGGGTTAACAGCCATTTCACCTACATCATCCGCAAAATTGTCAGCGGCCGCAAGGACTTCTGACTGTACGTTAGGTGAAAGAGCGTTGAACTCCTCATTATTGGCAAGAGCATTACGGAGTGCGAGGTTTGTTTCACCACGGACCGTAGCATACGTTGTGTAGTCTTCCTCTGATAACCGCTTGTCACCTATCTTCTTGCTTGTATTAAGACCAGCAAAGACGTTTTTGTTAGGACTATCGGCATTGTTGTATGCCTCCCAAGCACTTGTATCAGCATCTTCTGGTTCAACCTTCTGAATATATGAAGGAGAAAAGCCTTGATATGCTGCATTTCCCAAGAAGTCTATAACATTGTTTCCGGTTTCAAAAGGACTGTTCTCCTGCGTTCTGCCATACGCATCCACATAAGGTTGATTAAGCATTGACAAGAATGGTATTTTGTTCTGTATCTTCTCCGCCTTTTTGTCTAAGGATCGTGCAAGAGCGTTGTTCTGCTCTGAATATGTAGACCTTCTTGTATCATCTATTGTTCTTGCTATCTGACCTAAAACAGTAGGTATTCCCTGAGAGAAATAACCAAGAGTGGTATTAAGACCAAGATTAGCAAGTGCATCAAGTTTGTTGTCACTTGACAAGGAATCAAGCGTATCACTTATTCCACTAAGCATAGATGTTTCTGCTATGGGAGATATAAGTTTGCTCCCTGCCTGCAAGCCTTCACTAAGGTATTCCCAAAAACTTTCAGGCTTGTTCTCAAGGTTAGCATCCCACATCTTCTTCACCTGTGCGCCCAAGAATATAGGCATTACAGAAGGTGCCGCAAAGTCTATTGTTGCGGTATAAGTATCGTTACCAACCGGAAAACTTATTGAGTAGTTCTGTCTTCCCTCAAGGTTGTCCTGCCATTTGGTATCTTCATCAGACATATTCAGGATGCCTTTGTCATACATCCAGGCACCCATACCAACCATAAGAGAGCCGGTCAGAGTCTTTGACATACTTTCAATCAGTTCAGCAGCACTTCCAGTTCCTTTTCTTATATTATTGGCTCTCACTACATCCTGGATAATGTTAAGTGGTGAATACTCAAAGCCACTTCTAAGGATATTTGCGGGGGTTTTCTTGAACGGCAATATACCCTCACCCATCATTCCCATAGCTCTGACTGATCCGTGTTCGCTTGTTCTTGCCTTTCTGCTCATTTCTGATAAGAAGTCGGCTACCGCATTATCCTCATGGAATGCTGCATATTCAGCTCTGCCTATGGCATATTCACGCGCTTTGTTAAGGCCTTCAACACGGTCCTTTAGGAAATCAAGCAGAGTGGTTTCATCAGCAGACAAAAGCTCATTTTTCTGCTTATCAAGTAGGTCGTAGTATAGCTTTTCATCATCAAAAATCTTCTGATCTATTCCGTGAGCTTTAAGATATCCGGCAAGTGAAGTCTGATATTTGGACTTCATAGCCATAGTATCTTCACCAGATAACGCTCTATTGTTCAGGTCGTTATACTTTCTGATGAGCTTGCTACTAAATACTTCTCTTTGGTCATTTATGGCTCGTTGAACGCCCTTAGAGTCATTCCATTTAGAACCGGATAACTGTCTGTATGCGTTATCAAGTGCATCCTGTTTCGTTGCTTTTAAGAGGTCCGCATCTTTAGGTGTCAGAATGGCTTTTGTTCTGTCTATTCCCTTGCCGTGGCGGAATGCCTTAGAGGTTTTATCTGCGGCACCTTCAATGACTGCCGCCAATGAGTCGGATGCCCTTGTTACTCCGCTAAACAATACGTTACCTATCATATTACGCACATGGGTTTTAGGGTTGCCTAACATGGCAAGGTAACGCCAAGCCTCAAACTTATCGGCAAGTGAGGCTCTTGTATTGGAACTATTTGCCAGTTCCCAAAACGCTTCCGTCTCTAAATCAACACGCTTTTTACTATTGGGGTTGTAATTCCGCGCTTCTGCAAAGATGTTGTTCACCTTATTTACAACGTCAGATGGAATATCCCAAGTACCATTAGCTATGCGTGTCTGCATCATAGCTGTCAGTTCTTTGATGGATGCGTTGTTTTCGATCATATTTGCAATATAATCAATATCTTCCGGTGTAAAGGATGATCTCACACCCTTATCCTTTATTTTAAGGTCTAAGGTGTTCTCAATCTGTTTGAGAAGCTGGTCGTGAGTAGGCGCTTCCTTAACAATAGGCTCTCCTGTTTTGGGGTTCATCTGCCTAAAGACTTTCAACAAGTCTTCGGAAAGCTCATCTAACTGCTTTGCTTGTTTAGGGTTTCGTTTAGCCCACTTCTTTGCTTCCCTATCAAACATACGTTGTGCATTGATTACTGCACCTTCCGCTGTTCCGTTAAAATAGTCAAAAGCCTTTATTGCTTGACCTTTTTCTGTACCAGCCATACGGAGTTTTAACGCCAAAAGATTCTTTTCGTTAGTCAGCCTTTCGATTTCTGCGGGATCTGCATTCTGCTTAATGAGGTCGTCTATCTTTGCGGCCTTATCTTTCAAAAGCATTATTGCCGTGCTAACATCAACGTCACTCTGTATGGGTTCTTTCCCGGAAGCATATGCCTTTTCCCATCCCTCGGCATTGTCAAGATATCTTGTTTTAGCTGCATCCAAAACGTCAGAAGCGTGATGAACATTATATTCTGCGTTCATCCTATCTACTTCGTCAGCCATATCCACAACCTGGTTTCTTGCCAGCGTGTTTGTATAGACTTTGGAAAGATTCTTGTCTGGACTATTTACATCACCACTTGTAATTTCAGGTGTGTCTACTGGAGACTCATTAGGTGCATTTACATCTGCATTTGTAATTTCATCCGCATTTTCACCCACGGACTTTTCAGTGTTTTCAAGTGTTTCAGCCACTTCATCCGCTGTATTTACACCAGGTGGTGTAATGGAATCTGACATTCTTATCGGAGTGTTTGCTGCTTCAGGATAGCCTTCTATTTCTGATCTAAAGAAGTCTATAATATCATCTTTTGTCGCATCAGAAGTATCTGCATTGGCATCAAAGGTACGCATAGCTCTTTCAAAGTCTTCAAAAGAATATGCGTCCGGGTTGTTTAGCATTTCCCCAATGGTAACAGTTGGTGCGTCAAGAATTGTTGGCATCTCCCCATTTAAGTTAAGGTTATCAATGTTGTCAACATTGTTAAGCGTAGATAAGAGTTCATCATCATTCTTGTAAGCAGAATGGCCTACAAATCTACCTGTGTCATCAACTTGAGAAAGCTGCCATTTCTCACCATCCCTTGTACTCTTTGAAAGAATGAATGTGTCACCATCATGCGTAAATGTTAATGGTCGGAAATCATCTTTTGATATGGCATCTGTTATCTGTTCCACAACTCCACCACCGCTGGGCGGGGTTGTAGGAGGTGTTGTGGCTGGAACTCCACTAGCGGATTGATCTACATTCTTCTGTGCCTGCTGGTATGCGTCATATGATACTTGACGTTCTGCATCATAAGCAGAGTTAAGCTCCTCCGCTTGCATCCGCAACTCAGCGAGTTCCGCACGACCCTCTTCAAGTCCATTAATGGCATCCTGTCTGTATCTTTCAGCTATCTCTTCTCTAGTAACGACATCATCAAGTCCCACTTCCTCATATGCTCTAAACGCATCTTCAACCTCATCATTTAAAAAATCCTCATCGTCAAGGATTCTCTCGTAATAAGGGATAGCATCCTCTTCAAGTGTTTTGATACGCTCGTTAGCGCTATCCAGTTGAGACTCAATATTATCTAACTTGGCAGAATCATATATACGATAATATTCCTGCTCTACGGCTTTTTGTTTCTCAAATGAGTCAATATCTTTTTGGATTCTGGCATCTGTTGCCTCATCAAAAAGAGGATTATTATTTCTTATCCGCTGATTCATAAGGCCGTTTTTTGTAGCCTCATCAGTAACATTTGATTGAAGGATAGAGTCTTCATCAAGGTCATAAATAACAACCCCCCTTGATGTGTCCGCAGAACGAGTCCCTCTGGTGTCTACACCATTGTATCCATGCTCCTTCATGAAAGTTGTAAATGCAGAATCTCCACGATCATTGTAATCAAAATGATAATTGTTCCTTGCATTATTAACCCAATCCTCAAACGCCTCACGACTCATGGCTTTGTCGCCAAACAGTTTACTATAATTTGAGTACATATCTCCCATATACTCATCTAACAGTTCGGGAACTATTTCACCATCCTCCATAAACTTGGAGTTGTTATATCCGTTTATGTAACGCATCATACGCTGTGAAAGGTCGTGAAGATCCGATGCTTTTGCGTCTGTATCCGCCTTGAATAGGTTGTTATACCTTGAAATATCGACACTTGTTTGCGGTTTATTCCCATATCCAGTCCCACGACCTATCTCATTTCTATGGGCAGAGTCAACAAAGTAATGACCTGTTCCATAATATCCAGTATCCCTCATACCTTCCATCTTGCCTGCTGTATCTGATTTATTAAGGCGAGACAGTATTCCTGCGTGATATATGACATCGTTAGGATTGGTTGATTCAAGGGCCTGAATTGCCTCTGCAACTTCTGGCGTTTCCGGTATCTGCTCCGCAAGATTATTGATTTCATCAACTGCCTGATTGACGTTATCAACTTTAGCGTTTACGTCTATCTCATTCTGTTTAGCCAGCGTAGAGGGATCTATCTCATTCTGCTTAACAGCGTCAGCCACTTCATCCGCATTTCTTAAATAAGGAATAACCCTATTCGCAAGCGCACCAACAGCTTCACCACCGAGGTTAAACGCAAGGTTTCCTGCCTGATTGAGAAGGATATCCTTCGGAAGATCACGCCAGTTTCCTTCCATAACGTCCGGAAGTACCTCGTTAGGTAACGTGTCAAGGATGGTATCAGCGGCCTGTCCTCTCACGATATTAGCAGCAGCTTCACCCACTGCGGGATTGCTAAACAGACCGCCTACTTTCTCTGCGGCCTTGCCTACTACGGGTATTCCCTCAAGCAAAGGTGCAAAAGCAGCATAAGAGCCTAACTGATAAGCCATATTTCCAACCGTAGATGCAAGCGGATTCTGTGTCTGTGTCTGCTCTAACTGACTTGAATAGTCATAATCAGACAAGTCTCTGCCTATACGCTCTCCGTATTTCTCCGTAGACTTATCGGCAAGTCCCTTCACAAAAGGCATACTCTCCGTAGCGTGAAGCCCTGCACTCTGACCACGGCTAATCTTGTTCTTAAGAGTAATCATCTTTGCGTATTCTTCCGCTTCATCCGGAGTAAAACGCTGCGCAAGAAGACTACTCATAGCTGCGTCATTAGTGTTATACAGTTCTTTTGCTTTGGGGTTGTTGTTCAGATATTCCTCAAAGATAGCGTTAGCCTCGTTCTTCTCGTACTTTGAGAGTTTACGATCAGAGTCGAGGTATCTGTCTACGTTTGCGCTTCTTTCGGAATTGTCTGTCTCATATATAGAATCAATCTGTCTCTGCAAGTCTGCGATTGCCGACTGATTGTTTGATTGCGTCACTTCATCAATGGCCGCATCACCGGTCATAGGTGTTTTCCGTAAAGACTCAATTTTTTTATTGAGTTTATCTACTTCCTTCTGTCCGTTTTCAGACAGAGTTCCCATGCGGTCAAGTGTTCCGCTGGTGATGTTAGGTCCATAACCGCCCATACTCTGACTCATGGGCACACTTTCAGACTGGCTTTGTGCAAGAGAGGCCATACGATCCCTCTCTGCTCTGCGCTGTTCATTTCTGGATGCGTTCTGTTCCTGTAATAGTCTGGATAATTCAGACATTTGTTGTACTGTGGGGAGTTCCGGAGTATCAATGGCGACAGAAGGTGAGGTATCTCCAAAATGGGAGTTGCCACCCTGTAAGTAGGGTATCTCTGCGAAGCCTCGGACTTCATTCTCTGATTCTACACGCTGTATTTTGCCAGCCTTTGCGTCTTCAAGAGCTTTCTGTCCAGCTTTCTTTGCTTCTTCAATATCGGTCTTTTTACGCCTTCTGTCTGCCATTGTTTATATCTCCTTAGATCAAAAGATTGTTTATGCGCCCTGTCCCATTCTTTCAAGCATTTCAAGGTACTTAGCATAGTCTGTAATAGATCCCATGTTGTTACCCTGAGACGAATTGACAAGGTTCACACCGAGAGTATTCTCAGTAGGTGTAAATACGTTCATAGCTGCGCCCATATCTCCGGTAATGTCAGCCAGCGTCTTAGCGTAGTTTGCAAGGCTTGAAAGAGATCCGCCACTGTAATTGCTCATAAGGTTGCCTGCAAGCATCTGCTCAAGGCTGTTAAGCTGTGACATATAGTTGTTTCTTGCATCAGCGTACTGTGAGTTGTAAGCCTGATTAGCTGCGGCCACGTTGTTCTCATAAGTGTTAAGCAACTGAGCCAGGTTCTTAGCCAGCGTGGTGTTGATGTTGTTTCTTGACGTGCCGTAGTTGTTGAACAGATTTGCCAACGAACTTTCAGTAGCACCACCGGAAACGCCTGCCGCGGAAAGGTTCTGATTGAGGTTGCGTCTGTTCATCATGTAGTTCACGTATGCCTCTCTCAGAGACTTAGCGGCATCATCATTCTGTACGCCCTGTCCGTACTCGTAGTTCTTCTGCATACGGTCAAGAGAACTGTTTAGATTGCTACCAAGAGCATTTATTGTGTCGCCCCATGCGTTATCAAGATTAGCCTTTGATCTCTCATAGGCTCTCTCTGCGGCTGCTCTCTGTTCAGCAAGCATTTGAGCGATCATAGAAGCGTAGTCATATCCGCCACCGCCACCACCGATTGCGTATGATTCTGCTCCGTAGCCACCGCCATAGCCACCATCATCATCTGAGACAGCGGCCCTTGAGCTTCCGCTACCACTTCCGCTACCACCGGTATTGTTATCGAGTCCAGCACCGGCACCACCGCCTATTGTATAGGTTATATTGCCCTTCTTATCGGCACTTGCATAGTTTCCGGAACCGTTGTTGTAGATAACCGGAGTCCTCCCGGAACCGCCATGAGTGGCATAGTAAATTGCATTTGCAGACGTGCCTGACATATTGTTGTTAAGCTGCGACTGCGAGTAATTCCTTACTGCCATTGTCTTATCCTCCTGTATTTTTTAATAAATGCGCATATATTAAAAAAAGCGTAGCCACCACTACGCCTTGTTTAACCTCTATGGTCTCTTAAGCCTTCCGTCTTGAAGTAGCACTAACATAGCCACATTCTGTGAGTAAGAGAATCTATATTTATCCGGGAAGTTAGCCGCGTATATCTTCGCTCGGTACTTCTTAGAATTGTCTATCCCCATTTCCTTAAGGGCATCCGCTATTGACTTGCTATCGCCGGAGTAACGCGGAAAGACGTTTGTTTCTTTTCCGTAAAGAGCGCCATCATCTAGTACAATGACAACATGGGATCCCGGCTTAAGCAGAATATCCCCCTTAGACAGATAATCAATCCCGCTTACATACCGGCTGTCGGTCAACACATTAAATCCCGCCGCCTTAAAAGTGCTTTTCATTGTGCTTGTAGTTGGAGCGTTCCCGGTATATTCCAACTTCTTAAGACCAGCAAAAAGACAGACGCAAGTCACAAAAGCGCTGCAATCTGTCTCACATAGTTCATGCCGGTTTATGAAATCAAGTAGGTTATATCCCACCGATTGAGCTACCTTATGGAAGGAATTACGCTCGTTCTGATCATATCCGATTAGCGTATTATATGGCGGACTTGCAAGGGTTTCCGCTATGGTTGCTATCTGTTCCCTTACATCCCTGTTTGGATGCCGGAGCAGAACCGTCCACGGCTTGTTGTACCACTGTCTTATACATACTTCCTTGCCGTTCTGATTACCCGCCTGTCCGTTTGTAGCATGTTTGTTTTCGTCTATTGACGCATGAGCAATTCTCATTTCTTATGCCCCTTCGAGTTAAGGTGTATTAAATCTTCTCTGCGACTATCCATTATTCCGTTGACACCCAAAGCGTGATACGCCTGGTATGCCTGCTCCCACATGTCAAGATCATCATCATCTATCTTGCCGGCATCCATATATTTGTGATAGTCCTGTGTCAGATCCCGTCTCATCTGTTTCTGTTGTGCGTTCATAAGGATATCAAGCCTTTTGCCGAACTTGTAGCAGACACGGAAAAACGCTACCACACAAGCGAATAATGTAGGGAATCCCACCATAGCCATAATGTCAAGGAAGTGTCTCATCTTCTTTATCCTCTTTCTTTATCTTCGGGATCTGCTCGATAGTCTGCAAAACCTTGTCAAAACCGACCATAGCACCCAGCCATATCATCACGCACATAAGGCATAAGCAAATAACATTATTGACCGTCCACGGAATACCCATAAGCATATATGCCGTAGCCGTGCCAATACCACCTACAATAAGAGCATCCACAAGAGCAATCACATTAGCGGAATACTCCTTGTCTGCGTTCTTGTATGCGGTCTTTATTGCTTCGGTAACTAAACCACATAGTATAGAGCCAAACGTAAATAGTGATATGAATAATGTAACTGTCATTCCCTTTTCTCCTTGCCATATTTTTTCTTTATCCACCAGATAGCAAACGTGATAAAGATTTCTCCGGTAAACAAACTGTAAAAGTTTTCAACAAGCGTATCTGGCACCGCTTGAAATATGCAAAAAATAACGATCATTGTGACAGTAAACACAACGACCGCTATTCCGCAAAGTATGAGTATTTTGTCGATTGTACTCATTCGCTCACGCTCTCACTTCTATTTAACTGAATGTTAATGCCAATAAAGCCTATGAGGAAATAAATGCTCCAATGAGGTTGAAAGATAAAGCCAAAGCCATATTCCTCAAAGAGAGTAATTCTGCCCCATTTTCTGTCTAATGATATCATTTGCTCACGCTTTCCCAACTGTCCAACGCATCCAACGCATTTCCAACACATTCGTGTGTTGGCTCAAACTTGTTATCACACCATTTATTGATGGGGCAATCTTCATTGACGATAATGCGTTCACTACAAGCCATATCGCAAAACCCTATATCATTGAACGTGTACCAATCGGCTTTAGGTCTTTCAATATAGTGTATGCAATCTTTGCACGTCATAAATTATCACCACTTATACGCAATCACGAGAACTACCACCGCAATCGGTAAAACTAATAGTGGTAGTATCTCGGTATTGCTGAATATCCAATATAGTATGGATATCATTCCTCTGTGGGCTCGGGTTCGGGAGTGGGTTCGGGTTCGGGCTTAGGAAGTCTGTCAATAGTTTCAGACTTAATTGCACGACCATAGGTATCTAACAGAGCCACAACGATATAACCTGTTGCGGGATTGGGTGCAAGCTGACCACACTTCGTATAGAAAAGATTTTCAGCTTCTTCGTATGTGTCCTTTCTTGTGATTTCCTCTGAATTGCCGCCACTTTTATTGAGTGATAATACTAAAACATAATACTTGTTTAACATTGTTTATTTCCTCCTTATTTAAGACCTATTCTGTTGCCATTATAATCATCCAATCAACATAGGGTAATGCTAAAAATTCTATGCCTTTGCCGTCAGACGTGAACTTCCAAGTGCCTGTTCCAATAGTGTTGCTTCCGACCGCCGATGTTAGACCATTTACTCCACTACTAACTGAATAGAAAACAAAGTCAGTGGTCGATACCGCACTGTCATAACACCAAACTCTAACCTTATCAGAATAAGCAGTTGTATAAAACATACAGGTTATTGCTTTCGGCTTAAACCCAAAATCAATCGGGGTATTAACAGTAGGCAAGCCTTTAGCATAATAAAAGCCTCGGCTTCCGCCACCCTTTTTCCTTAAACTGCATAACTTCTCTGCCATATTTAGACCACTCCTTTCACATAGTGGGTAATCTCATTAGTCAACTCCTATTATGTTGATATAGTATGACGTTGACGGAATAGCACTTGAATACAAGGTAAGCGTTGTTCCGTTTATGGTCACATACTGCAATAGGTCATACGCTTCCTGTTGTGCCGTAGTCGGTAACACTCCGCTTGCGCCTATATCCACTATCGGTGATGTGACGTAAACGTGCGACAAGGCTATTGTTTTCTTATAAAGTGTTGTTCCGCTTTGACTTGTCGTGTCCGAAGTCCAACCTGTTGTGGCTACTTGTTTTAACGTTACCTTGTGCTTGTTGTTCTGTGCGGTATTGTTGTTGGTAACAGTAGTCGTTAAGGCACTCAGGCTTGCCGCCACTGTGCTTGAGCTTTCCGCATCCGTCACATAGATATCAGATCCGTAAAGGGTTACATTGTTTCCACTCTTTCCGTTTACTGTCGTGGGGTTCCCTTGAGGGCCTTGAGGCCCCTGTGGAAGTACGAAATCGAATACCGCGGCTGTGCTTGTACCACTGTTTGTTACCGCCGGTGTAGATCCGCTTGTAACAGTTCCGACTGAGATTGTACCAGCGTTTCCCTGCGGTCCCTGTGAACCGGGCTGTAATACAAAATCAAGAATAGCGTTTTCAGAAGTACCGCTATTTACAACGCTCGGTGTCGCTCCGCTTGTTACAGTACCAATCGTAATTGTAGCGGCATCACCCTGATCTCCTTTAACACCCTGCAACTGTCCCTGATTAACCCATGCCATACTAACGATATCCCATATATAAAGGTCTTTAGGGTTCGTAGTTCCGACCATGTACGCATTACCGGGGTTTCCAGTAGGATGTGCGGCTTCAAGGTCTGCAAGTGTAGCATACTCACCAAGAATGTTTATGCCCTGTCCTGTATCACCCTTATCACCTTTAGGCAGTGTAAAATCGAATATAGCTGCGCTGGCTGTACCTCTGTTTGTAACAGAAGCACTTGCTCCGCTTGTGACTGTTCCTACCTGAATAGTGGCGGAGTTACCATCATCACCTTTAGGGAAGGTAAAGTTGAGAATTGCATCTGTCTGTGAACCGGAGTTTGTTACGGCAGGTGTAGCACCACTCTGTACGTTTCCGATTGTGATTGTGGCAGCGTCACCCTTGTCACCCTTGTCACCAGGCTGTACCTGGATAACCGTTGCGTTGTTCGGTTCATCATCACGGATCGTTACGTTGTTGGAGAACTGCATTCTTGAACGCTGTGAGTAAATCGTTCCGCTACCATCCATAATTCTGTGACCGGAAGAAGCTGTTGCCCTCCACGTATCTCCGCCATCCTGCGATATCTCAATAGCAATATCACTGTTCAGACGCATATTTGTTATATCGTCAGAAGATATCTTTTCGTCTAACTCTGCATCATCAAGCTCTGTTGACAGCTCGTTGAACTTCGGAACGATTACGCCAAGAGCTATCTCGTCAAGCTTCTCCTGCATTTCCGTTGTCTGCAAGCCGGGTGTGTCCGGAAGACCGATTACACCTTTTCCGGTTAGATCAGACTGTGCTATTTTTACAAAGCTCATAGTGTTTCTCCTTATCCCTTGTAGTTGCCATTCTCGACATACTCAAACGCGATATTATATAAGCCGAAAGGCTCATTCAATTCATCATTCGTCAGTCTCAATCTGAACTTATCGACCTTCTTAACACGGACCTTAGTTGAGATTGTATGCTGCGTCTTGTCTCCGCTAAATGACAGCTTAGAGAATACTAAGTGTGAAAACGTCAGATAACGCCCGGAGGAATCATCTTTCTTAATGAACTGCCAAAGTCCTCTGTTCATTACCCATATATTCACGCTCGTTGCTATGGCGGAATCAAGCCTAAGTGCTATGTATCTAAGCGTCTTGTTCTTGTAGAACAGCTTTCCGTCTATATCAGGTGTTTCCCAAACAGCTACGATAGGTTCACCATCATCACTGTACGACTCAAGAGCGTATTTATCGGTGTAGAACTCAATGATCCTTCCGTCTGGCGTACCGGCATACATCACTTCATCTTTCTCCCACATTATTCTTGCGGGGATGTTAGTTCTGTAAAAGCCTGCATACTGTCTTGTCGAATACGGCATTGAACGGTCAGTCTGCATAGGCTGTAAGCCATCCAGAATGTAGGCCACTCCGTTTATACATAGCCAGTACATATCCTTGTAGACAAAGCCGAACGCTTCACTTAAGTTGTTTTCATCAAGAAGTTTTCCGTTAAGGAAGTAGCTTCTATTCTGTGCGTACTTCTCACCGGTTATATCTTGTGCGGTAACAGCGAATACACCCTGCTTCGTGAGGAATAAAGGCTCCGTTGAAAGATATGCAAAAGAGTGAGGGGCTATCGCTCCTGCGCCCTGCAAGGTATTGATTATTCTGAAAGAAGGTTCACTATCTACCAAGTCGCCTTGACGGAGTATGATGTTCTGGTCACGCTCCATATCGTCTTTATGCGCTGCAAGGTAGTTAGATATAATTGAATATCCCACTATCGCACTGGCACTCGTACCGAGCATTGAATAGCTTGTGTCAGTAAAATACGTGGGATCGTACTGTGCAGAATACCAATCGTAGTTGATGTAATCAGGGTTTCCGGAAGCGAACAGCCTATCACTTGCTCCGTTTACTCCGTACAGAATACCGATCGTGCATTTGTTTATCCTATCCGCATATCCCTCTACTGTTCTGTATGCGGTTATCTTTACGTTATCTTCTCCGGTAACAGGGCTAACACCAGGGGCATTTACAAAACTGACTATACCGGTCGAGGCATTGAAAGTGTAATGCACTCCGTATGTTTGCTCTTGCCAGTCTCCGTTGCCATCAAGTAGCCATACTTTAGGCGGTGTATTATCCAGCCCGTCAAAGGACATGTGATAATCTTTTACATTTGCCTTGCCTAAGAATAATTCCGTAAATGCAGGAGTAAGAAGGTTCAAGTCCTCGTATGATGTTCCGCCACCTTCGGGATCTTTCGAGATTGTAAGCGTAGGAGTATAAGCGTTATTCTCTACCGGTTCTACGTGATAAGTGGTCACATCATTTTCGGTTTCCTCGTAGTAGACAAGAAACTTCTTTCCATCAAGGATGTAAAGCCTATCCTCAAACTGCCATGATTTACTTCTTGCGTCATTCGCATCTGAGTAAAGCAATACCTTGTTGCGGTAAATGTTCGTTCCTGCATGGATAAGTCCGTACTCGTCACCGCGTTTTCTGTGATATCCGTTTATCTGTAAAGGCTCGTCATTATCGTCAAGGTATGTATCTATCGTGTGATAGCCCATACATTTACGCACTTTACCGGGAACATCACGGATCATATTGACGGAGTTAGGGCTTTTAGACGGATCAATGTTCGCTGGGCTGTTTGTGAAGTCCACGCCCTGAAAGTTATCTATTGTGAATATGCTTTTTGCCGGAGACTTCGGCACATTAAATGAAACAGCCATTGTTTATATCCTTAGATCCACCCTTTAACAGAAGTGAATCTCTCTGAACTTGGTGCGCTGACCGTTTTGGTCAACCTCTCAAAAGCAACCTCAAACTCGTTTCTGTAAATAGTTGCAATTCCTACATCATCATCCTTGTATAGCTGTGAAGCCATATAGAGGGGTAAGAGTGCAGCAACTTCCGGATCAAGAGATAATTCCGCATCATCCGGTGTATCAAGGGTTATCACGGGAGCATAAGCCTTGTAATAAACCTTGTAATTACCGGGCTTGTCTCGGTGAATGAGCATCACCTTGAAGCCTTCCTGAAAGTAGTCCGTAGTAGCCGTATAACGCGCTACGTCTGCATCACCTTCATAGATCACCTGAGAATTATCGACCATGTAGAAATCATCCAGCATTTGCGATAAGTCGTATCTGATGTACTCAGAGTATGCCGGTATTTCATCTACTGTCGGATAGAGGGCGGAATACATAGCCACGTTCTTAGTAGAGAAAGGATAATCGCTTTCCAGCTTAATCTTTATATTCTCTCTTGACGTGTTCGGTATTAAGAGCTTGTAAGGTGTATATCCCGTAGGAGATTCAAGCGTGATAGGTAGCTGTTCTATCTCACCGACTGTCATAGTCAATGTGATATATCCCTTGTATTCAAGGTATAAAGACCTCGCTCCGTTACCCTCGAACTCGATAACGCCGCTCTCTACGCTCTTGATATTCTCCGCATTCTGTACCAGGTTCTTGACCGGAATGTGTGCTATGTCAATGCTCTTGATGATGAACTTGCCTGCTGTGGCAAGCATCTGTAATGCCTCATTAGCGGCTCCGGGCATGGCAGATATATACTCTCTTGTGGAGTTATCAGTAGGAATCGTTGTCGATCCGTTATTCGTTGCATACAATTTCTGCAACGTCTTAAGTTTTATGTCGCCCCAAGTGATCGTTGGTGTTGCCATATCTATATCCTCATAGACCAAGGTGGTCAATTATCTTCTTCTTCATCAAGATGCCCGTGTCTTTTTCAAGACCAAGCTGGTCACACAAAGATTCAAGCTCGTCATTCTTTAAGCGGTTTATTTCCGTCTTTGTGTACGTATTGAAGGAATCCAACTTGCTGTCCTTAATAGTGGCTTCTGGAGCCTCCTGCGCGCTCTCAGACCTATATCCGGCAGCCGGTGCAGATGCAACAAGCCGTGACTCATATCCGAGAGG